AAACCCAGCTAACGTTGTTAGACTTGAAAAGAGGTTAGCTAGACTATCAGCTAAAGTCGCTGTAGTAAAAGTTGGAGCTAACTCTGATGTTGAGTTAAAAGAAAAAACAGATAGAGTTGAAGATGCTATCTGCGCTACTAAAGCCGCTATTAAAGAAGGTATAATCTCGGGAGGAGGTATTGCATTACTAAACGCATCGACAACAGTAGAAGCAAAGAATAAAAGTGAAGAAGTACTACTAGAGGCTATTAAAGCACCTTATAAGACTATACTGTCTAACGCTGGTTTAGATCTAGTGTACCCAAGAAGAAAGAATAGAGGGTTAAACGTTATCACTGGTAAAGAGGTCGGAATGATCACAGCTGGTATAATTGATCCCTTGTTAGTTACAAAGAGCGCTCTGAGAAATGCAGCGTCAGTAGCTACAACAATACTTTCTACAGATTGTGTAATTAATAATTTAAGAATTGGAGATGAAAGCAATAGGTAGAAATTTAATAATAAGAAAAGTAAAAGAAGGGACCACTAAAACAAAAGGTGGTCTCCTTTTAGCTGAATCACATAGAGAGGACATAAGATATATAGAGGCTAATATAGTTTCTATCGGTAGCGATGTTGTGGGTGTTAAAGATGAAGATACTATATTCTTTGACAGACACGCTGGGCACAAGATAGAAGTAAACGGAAAGCCATATCATGTCATCAAGCTAGAAGATATAGTTGTTGTTTTATGAAAAGGCTAGACGCTGGTGATATCAAGGATATGAACCTGCTTAAACATTATCGTATAATACGTAAATGGGCTTGCAAGAACAACAACCTTAACGATGCAGATTTAGAGTTGTTAATATACTTTGACTGTATGAAGTTTTTTAGTAAAAATGATTATATGACTGGTACCTACTCTTATAGTTGGGACGGTAACAGGTGGACTAGACTTCTCAAAGAAGGTTGGATAACTGTATGGCGTAAGCGTAATCACACAACCCAGAAGTACCACATATATCAAGTCTCTTTTAAATGTAAACAGCTCATCAATCGAATCTATAGAATAATGTTAGGGGAAGAAGATATACCAACTAGCACTAGAAGAAACAAGATTATGAAAGGTAAGAGCTACACTGATAAGGTGTTGATTTCTGCCATAGAGAATGTTAACAAAGATAAAACAAGATAAACATATGAAAGCAGGTGGAAACGTAGGACAAAACGCAATATGGGACGGACCTTTAAGCCAAGAATATAGAGTTCACGCCAAAGGATCTAGTTCTGGGAAGAACGGAATGAAGTTGAAATTAGACCAACCATGTCAATGTGGAGCTGGTACTCCTATAACTCAGAGGGCTAAATAGATGAGTTATGGAAAAAGTAATACTGGAGATAGTTAACAAGATAGATGATAAATTTGCGTTAGCTGCAATCCTTTTTTTTTCTATTTTCTTACTTATAAATAAACGTAAAGTAAAGAGATACGTAGACAGAGCTAAGATCATACTCAAGAAGGAAAACAAAATAAAACACCTAGATTGTCATGATGTTTTTAGCACTATGTCTAGAGTCAGGAATGAAGTGTCTCATATGAAGTTTTATACTCATGGCGAGTACGATAGAGTTAAGAGTAAGATGTGTTTTGATTTCACGAGACATAAAACTCACTCTTGCGCGAAGTACATGAAAGAAATAATACTTAGAGAAGACATAGACTATATGAATCCTCAGAAACTTAAGAATATGGTTATATCATATCAACAGAGAATGCATGAGGATTACGTTAACGAGATTAGAAAAGACTGGGTAGGAAAGGGATTAGAGATACATCACATAGAATATGTAGTTAGACTCTTCGAGAAATTTAGATACGATGTGGTTAATTCTTTCGAGCATAGAATTATGTCTATATTCGGGTCTGAGTTCCACGAGGATAACTTCGAGAGAATGCTAGCTGTTTTTGAGATGTGGAGCATGGGTATAGATCTACTACCTAGAGATATGAATACTACATTTGAATCACTTAATGGTACTTTTAAAAACATAAAATATTAATATGGCTGTAAGCAAAAAAGACATGCCTTGCAATAAACCAAGGAGAACACCTTCCCATCCTAAGAAATCACACGTTGTTAAAGCGTGCTCTGGAGGTATTGAGAAGATGATAAGGTTTGGACAACAAGGAGCATCTACAGCTGGTAAACCTAAAGCGGGCGAATCAGAAAAGATGAAAAAGAAACGAGCTAGTTTTAAGGCTCGTCACGGTAAAAACATAAAAAAAGGTAAACTATCTGCTGCTTACTGGGCAGACAAAGTTAAATGGTAATATGGCATACAATAGATACGACCCATTCAATGGTAACGGCATAAACGGAGAAGATCCTAAAAAGAAAAAGAAGCAAGCAAAGAGTAGCGCTAGCCGTCAAGAGATGAGTCAAGATCAGTACGGAAGCGGCGATCTTGATCACTGGAATAGGATGGAGTCTCTAGGTGAAATCACTCACGATGAAAACCAAAGGCTTAGTTCTGAGTACAAAGATAGAGAACATAAAAAAGCCCTAACCAGATCAGCTAAGCAAGAATTGTCTGCTCAAGTAGAAATACAGAACGCAACTCGCAACAACTCTTCCGCTGTTATTGGTGCTGTTTCTAAATCAAAGAAAGCTAATCGAGATTACGCTGCGTCTTTTCATAAATACAAGAGAGATTCAACGTACACAACGAATAACTACAAAAGAAAAAGAAAATGAAAAAGATATTAAGCTTTTTAACAGGAGGACTGATCAAAGATGTTGGTGATGTCATAGATAAGTTAACCACTACAGATGAAGAGAGGTTAGCTGCTAAACAGAAGCTGCAAGAGCTTTTAGAGAAAGCGGATCAAGATGCTCAGGGCCAAATAACAGAGAGATGGAAGATGGATATGCAATCAGACTCTTTTCTTTCTAAAAACATAAGGCCTTTAGTGTTAGTGTTTTTAACAGCTGTTTTTACGCTGCTAGCTTTCACTGATGGTAATATAGGGGACTTTAAAATCGGCGAAGCGTATGTTCCTATCTTCCAGTCACTGCTTATAACAGTTTACGGGGCTTATTTTGTTGGGCGTACGTGGGAAAAGAATAAAAAATCAAGTGATAATAACAATAAGTAAATAAAATCTAATTAAATTAATCAAAGATGGCAAAGATCACAGAAGAACAATTAAAAGAAATTAAAGGACAACAAGAACAACTTCAACAAGTAGTACAAGCTATTGGGGTATTAGAGGTTCAGAAACACGAGCACTTACACCAACAGGCTGCTATCTCGGCAGAGGTTGAAGAGACTAAGAAGAAGCTGGAAGCAGAATACGGTATAGTTAACATCGACTTGAATGATGGTTCTTATGAGCCTATCGAAGATGGAGATGTTAAGGACGTGGCTGTTAAACCTGAAAAGTAATGAGTCACGTAATTAGAAAGATAAGTATAGGTTCTGATTACAAAAACGACGCTATGCATTACGCTGTAGGTCAACAAGTGTATGGGGGACATGAGATCTCCTATATACTTTTAGATGAAAGTGAAATGTCTTATAGTGTATACATTAAGAAAGACAACGAGGTATTGCCATGGAAGAAGTTTAATTCTAACATGGCTATATCAGTTGAGTATGATTTGAAATACTAATGAAGAGTTTATTAGATTTCATCGTTAAGCCTCTCGATAAGAGATACGACAACGAGATCAAAATAGGTGACAATAGCCTTATAACTAACACTAGTACAGAGGATTTTAAGTCTGTGAGTAACAAAGCCATAGTGGTTTCTACTCCATCAGCTTACTCTACCTCTATAAAAGAGGGTGATATAGTTATTATACACCATAATGTTTTTAGAAGTTTCTATGACGTTAGAGGTAAAAGGAAAGATAGTAGGTCTAAATTTATAGATGACCTGTATTTTTGTTCACCTGATCAAATATACTTATATGGAAGTAATGAGAACTGGAAAGCATTTCAGAACAGATGCTTTGTAAAACCACTGTTAGATACGAATGATCTAACGTTGGATAAAGAGAGAAAGCTTATAGGAATACTAAAATACGGAAATAGTTCCTTAGAAGCAGCTAGAATCACACCGGGAGACTTAGTTGGTTACACACCCTACGGTGAGTTTGAATTTGTAGTTGATGGTGAGCGATTGTATTGTATGAAATCTAATGATATTGTAATTAAGTATGAATATAAAGGAGACGAAATCGAAAATAATCCTCGCTGGGCAAGTAGCAGTTGAAGAATTGATCAAGGTGGCTAAAGAAGCTATTGTTGATTCTGACGATGACATCTCAGCTGATAGATTAAAGAATGCAGCCGCTACTAAAAAACTGGCTATATTCGATGCTTTTGAAATACTTAAACGTATCGAAGATGAAGAGAATATACTTAACGAGAAACCCGCTGAGAAGAAAGAAGAAAAAGTCTTTAAAGGTTTTGCTGAAGGAAGATCTAAGTAATGTACGAGCAGTCTTTATATAGAGTAATCCCTGATCATATCAAGTCCAAAGTTATAAATAAGAAGAATAGATATAACAAATGGGAGTATGGTTACAATGAGGAGTTCGATGTAGTGGTTATTAGTAAAACTGGTAAGATCGGTGAGATATACGAAATACAAGGTTTAAAGATAGCTCTACCCAAAGAGGATAACACCTCTACATTTGAAGGCAACAAGTGGGTACCTATGGAGTACCCTAAAGAATTACAAAAGATAAAGACTATATTCGACTGGAAAAACTACGACGAGAGTTTTAAGGAGAAGTGGTATGATTACATAGATAATGAATTTAAACGTAGAGAGCAAGGTTTTTGGTTCTTTAATAAGGATAAACCTACTTATATTACTGGTACTCACTACATGTATCTGCAATGGTCAAAGATTGACGTTGGAAACCCAGACTTCAGGGAAGCGAATAGGCTATTCTTTATATTCTGGGAAGCTTGTAAGGCAGACAAAAGATCTTTTGGTATGTGTTACCTTAAGAACAGACGTTCGGGATTTTCATTCATGGCGTCTGGAGAAACAGTCAATGCAGCTACAATATCTAGTGATTCGCGATTCGGAATCTTGTCTAAATCCGGACCTGATGCGAAGAAGATGTTTACAGATAAAGTTGTGCCAATTTCAGTTAACTACCCGTTCTTCTTTAAACCAATTCAAGACGGTATGGATAGGCCTAAAACTGAACTGGCGTATAGAGTACCCGCATCTAAACTCACGAGAAAGAACATTCAATCAAACGAACGTCCTGAAGAGTTAGAGGGTCTTGACACTACTATTGACTGGAAGAACACAGGGGATAACAGTTATGATGGTGAGAAACTTAAGTTACTAGTTCATGATGAAAGTGGTAAATGGGAGAAGCCTAATAACATATTAAACAACTGGCGAGTTACTAAAACCTGCCTAAGACTTGGTTCTAGAATTATAGGTAAGTGTATGATGGGTTCAACATCAAATGCTTTAGATAAAGGAGGTGCTAACTTTAAAAAACTTTATTATGCTTCTAACGTTGAAAAAAGAAACCGCAACGGTCAGACTAGCTCAGGACTATATTCTTTGTTCATTCCTATGGAGTGGAATTACGAAGGATTCATTGATACTTATGGAATACCTGTCTTCGACAGCCCAAAAGAAGAAGTATTAGATCCATTCGGTGATGTTATAACTCAAGGAGTAATTGAGAATTGGCAGAATGAAGTAGAAGGTCTTAAAGATGACCAAGATGGTTTAAACGAATACTACAGGCAGTTCCCAAGAACAGAGGAACACGCTTTTAGAGACGAGGCAAAAGCCTCTTTGTTTAATCTAACTAGGTTATACGAGCAAATAGATTACAATGCTGATTTACAAAACACAACAGCTGTAACAACAGGTAGCTTCCAATGGGAGAACGGTATAAAAGATACTAAAGTTGTTTTCCACCCAAATAAAGATGGTAGGTTTAAAATAACTTGGGTTCCACCAGTAGAGCTACAGAATAAACAGATAATAAAAAATGGTACTAGGTACCCGGGTAACGATCACTGTGGAGCTTTCGGGTGTGATAGTTACGATATATCCGGTACAGTTGACAAGAAGGGTTCTAATGGAGCTCTAGCTGGTTTAACTAAGTTTTCTATGGAGAACGTGCCACCTAACTTGTTCTTTTTAGAATATATAGCTAGACCACAAACAGCTGAGATATTCTTTGAAGATGTTTTAATGGCATTAGTGTTTTACGGTATGCCTTTACTTGCA